AAAGAGAGGGCGGACGTTGGTACCGCGAAAGAAGTCCTTTCCGCAGCTCTCTCTGAACGGCCCCTTGTCGTAAGACTTGGAACTGTTTGTTGAAAAGCCGCAGAATGCTAGGACTTCAAGCAGAAGACTCACGGAATCTACAGGGACGATTAAGTCATCCCCGTAGACTGACACAGTCCTAAGGTCTGTATCAGCCGGAGTACCCCCCACCTGTTCAGCACACGATTTTGCAATCGCGTAGAAGATCAGGGACTCGAGTTCGAACGTATAAGCATTTCCCATCGAGCTGAACTTTTGAAACCAGACGGTTTCGCCAGTCAGCTTAATGGTACCTTGCTCACACCGAACTGTAGAGAGCAGCTCGAACCACTCATCACTGAGTAGTTCACGCACAAGTTCCTTTGCGATGGTATCGCTAGCCATTGACAAGTCAATGGTTGCGAGCGCACCGGTACGAGAACCGTACTGAGCTAGGGACTGGTTAATCGTCTGATCCTTCAGATCGATACCAGCTCGCTCGCGAAGACGTGACCGTATGAAGCGACCAATCCCCTTCTGAATGAAACCATTCAGACTGGGCTCAATCGCAATCACACGATCAGTCTTCGCATTCTTCGGTACGAAGATGATCTCACTACCTGTCACCACCCGCAGGGCACTCGGAAGAGCGCTTACTGGGACGGAAGGGAATTCGCCAGTTTCACAAATGGCGTTTGCCCAGGAGGGTATGCTGTTAACACAGGATAACCCCATCATGAGACCGTTCCGCGTTACATCCAGAGGTCCTGAGAACTTGTTGTAAGCTGAAGTGTGCTGCCCCCGGACACCTATAGAGGCGCCGGGACCCCACCCAAACTGTCTTGAGATTTTACCTAAATCAACGTCTCCTAGTATGTGCGAAATTTTTCGCTGGGCCATCGAAATGACGGCCTGCACAGCGGGATTTTGGCCTAGGCCATTACCTTCGCGCAGACGACGGAAACGGTGGTTTGTCTCTCGACAGACCGACTCCGCCTTATGGAATGATTCGAGAGCTACCAGTTCGCGATTAATCCCGGTGTCGAAGTAAGGATACTTCGACACTAGTTTGACGCTCTGGTAGGCATCTGCAAAATCATCCACACAATTGAAGTGCATTGGATCAATCGTGGCATTAACAACACCAAGATAGTCACCATAGCGCATCCTGATAACGATCGACAACCCATAAGGGTGGTTGATCGCCTCTAGGATATCAATTATGGCAGAGATTGTCTCGTCCTTGACTTTAAGTCTTTGGTTGAGACTCGGTTGCTTTACGCGGTTTGGTTGCCTTCTGGCAATCCGGTTCATTGGTTCTCCTAATGAACATGACAGCTCGGGTCTGCCGTAAAACCAGGTCTAGTTTTGCTAGACCACGAAGGTACCTCATTTGCAGATAGGGGTTTTATTGCCCTATCAGAAATAAGGTGCGTCGTAGTTTTCGACGACAGCCGTGACGAGTGCCTCGTCGATGAGGTCACGCATCATCGCCAGCACGTTCTTTCGATCCTGAAGGTTCGAACGTTCGTGCAGGATGAGCGTGATTTCACCGGTGTTGGTGTACGCCACGGTCGGAGCTGGCTGGATGCCAGTTGCAGTGGAGGCGCTCGTCTGTTCCAGCGTAGGACAAACGGGACGGAACTGCACCTTCGTTGCTTTCGCAGCCTTCGAGGGCAGACGGGTGGAGACGCTTAGTTGGTCGTAAGCAGCGACAATGCCGCTGCCACGATAATCCCAACGATAGACGTCCCCATCCTTCTTAGCCGGATTGAAGACTCGGTTAACCGGCGTGCTTGCAGCGTCGGTCAGGGTAATGGCGGTAAGTTGTGCCATGAGACTCACTTCTGTGGGTTTCACGTGCTCGACTGAGACACGCGGGAAATGCTGCTATCTGACAACTCGAGTGATGCGTTCAGCATCACCTTTGAAGACAGACTGGATTAGAGATATCGCGCTTGCAGCGTGCGCGAATGACCTCGGGTCTTTGAACTCAGGCAACCTTGGCTCGGGAAACGACGTAAGCACGTCGCGGGTTTTACCCACGATTTGATTCGTCGCGACCTCGGGCTTCAGGTTGTCCGTCCATTGACGCGGGTTTGTACCGCTCCCCCCTAAGAGGGAGATAGTACACTCTATATTCGCTCTCCTCGTCCAGGTAGTAGTTCCTCCTGCGAATTCCAGACCGCGATAAGCGGTTAGGCCTTCCAGGAAGCTACCTATAGGCAGGAACCAATCTGCCACGAAGGAGAAAGGTACTAATTCCCATGCTATCAGTGCTGGATTTTCCAATCCAAACACATTGGCAACGGTCTTAGCACCCTCTGGAATCCTATATCTCACGACATAGGAACGCCTGTTCATGACCTTCACCCTCTTCGTTGTCTTCCACAACAGCGAAGATTGGTTTACGGTTTCAAAATAGGTCCTCTCGGTCTTCGCGCTTGCGCGCGCCTCACGCACCACGTAAGAGTGCTCGGTGAGATACGTAGCCAGGTTTTCAGCCTGTGCATACATATCAGACAGTAGAGGTTTCCAGGCGTAGGAGTATTCGAGCCACGATTGTGCCGCAAATTGCGCCACGTTCGAATCGAACTTCTGCTTCCGCAGGTATCGATTCCTAAAAGCTCGAACCTCGCGACCTTGGACCGTCAGGCCCAAGTCCCTCGCGAAGTCTCCTAGTCTACCTTTTCTAAGGTTCCGATACGCGGTGACTAGTCGCGTAGCTGTATTGGCGAGGTGCTGTGCAGTCTTACCTGCTTCAGCGATGCCAACACCGAGGGATCCTTTAGACAGGGATAGCTCCTGATGCAATCTTGCGAGAGCTTGGTTCGTTGGGTCATCCCCAGGATACTGTATATGATTCTCGTCGACGTTTCCGCCGTACAGAGTAATCGGGCCTTCGTAGAGGTTCTTATCGAGCCTCCCGTTGGCATACAGAAACCAGTGGTTGACGGATGTCCATCCGTTTCTCCACAAGGCAATCCTCCGAGAATGTGGGTAATCGGGAAGAATTTTAGGTTTATTCTTCCTATAACCCGGGGTATTTACACTGGAGTTCTGAAGATCATCCTCCCAGTACAGATATGTGCCAAGGGAACGACGTGCGTTATACTGAGGCGTGGGACTTTGTAGGTTCCACGTCTCGGTCACGTAGCCGTTTCCATACACTGTCTGCTTCCGGGGGGTCAACTTTCATTCCTCCAATTCCATACCCCACCCCTCACTCCACCATCAAGCCCGAGGGCCCTAGGTAAAGATCGGGATCCACCTGACCAGCAACGACATAAAGTCGATGATGGCCAAAATGACTTCCGTCACTTGTTCCATGGGGCCTCCGTTAATGATGATGTTGTGAGTTATCCAGGCATTACTGCTCTGGGCGCCAGCTAGAATTAACTAGCTTTGGTGGCAGCCAACGGCTGCGAAGGATCCTCCATCCGATTCCGCCTCGAGGCGATAACCAATGAAAGACCCGTATTGAGATCAACAAGGACGAAGCATTTCTGCGACGCCATCTCGTTGTCCTCAATCGCATACCAGGCAATAAGCCTAGTAAGCGTTTCTATCTCTGCACCCGAAAGTGCAAAGTAGGGGTTCCGATCAGACAGAACTTTACCAGACATCGGTGAGGGCTCATAAAGAGTTCCCCACCAAAGTTTGGCAGTGTCATAATCCGGGAGACCATTCGTTAGGCAGCTTTTGAAAATAGCCTTCGCCCTGGGATTCAACCCAGCGACGACCGCTACTCTCTCAGCAACCTTTCGAGCAGTTCTCTCGGACATATAGAAACCTTCCTTACGGACGATTTCCATGTGGCACGAAGTAGAGCTGAACAGTTTCATAGGTATCACCTTAAGGTAGAACGGAGGAG